CACGCCGAACGCATGGAGCGGCTGGAAATCCTGGGCACCGTAATTGCCGACAAGCGCAAGGATGCGGTGGCCGCGCGCAAGGAGTCCGGCATCGAGGAAGTGTGGCTGGCGGCCGAAGAAGCGTATCTCGGCATTGACGACATGAACCGCGGCGAGTTCAAGGCTGCCAACTGGGCCAAGCCGACCACGATGCACGGCGGGCTGACCACAAGGGGCGTGGCGACCGATCCGACCCGATCGAGCGCATTCGTGCGCCTGACCTCGCGCTATGTGGACAACGCTTCGGCCAAGCTGGGCGAAATCCTGTTCCCGATTGATGACAAGGCGTTCAGCTTTGACGCCACGCCAGTGCCGGAACTGATCGAAGCGGCCAAGGACACGCGCCCGATGATGGGGCAGTTCGGCCAGCCGTTGATGCGCCCGATGAAGGACGAGGAAGTCCAGGCGCAGGCGCAACAGGGTGCGGTGCCGCAGATGCCGGCCATGACACCGACCGCCGCCGGCGCGCAGCAGATGGTGCAGAAGACCGTGGCCGACCACGCTCAGGAGCAGATGGAGGCCGCGCGCGACTGCGCCAAGAAGGCCGAAACGCGCATCTACGACTGGATGGTGGAGGCCAAATACCCGGCCGAGGGGCGCAAGATCGTGCACGACGCGGCCCGGCTCGGCGTCGGTGTGCTGAAAGGCCCGTTCCCCGACATTCAGGAAAGCCGCGCGCTGACCCGTGACGGCAAGACGGTCAAGATCGAGATGGTGCAGAAGGTCGTGCCAAGCCTGAAGTGGGTCGATCCATGGAACCTGTTCCCGCACGATGGCTGCGGCGAGAACATCCACGACGGTGACGGACTGCTCGAGCGCGACTTCCTCGCCCCGAAGATGCTCAAGCGCCTGAAGAAACAGGAAGGCTACCTGGCCGACCAGATCGACCAGGTGCTGGAAGAAGGCCCGGGCAAGTGCTACGTCGAGGGCGGCAACCCGAACGACAAGCAGCACACCCGCAAACGCTTTGAAATCTGGTACTACTACGGCACCCTGACGCGCGAAGAGATGGCGCTGGCCAATGCGGTCGGCATCGAAGACCTGCCGGAAGATCAGGATGAGGTGCACGCGATTGTCTCGCTGGTCAACGATACAGTCATCAGGGCCGTCATCAATCCGCTCGACTCTGGCAAGTTCCCGTACCACGTGATGACGTGGAGCCGGCGCCCTGGCCACTGGGCCGGCGTCGGCGTCGGCGAGCAGATGGCAATGCCGCAGCGCGCCGTCAACGCTGCCACCCGCGCGCTGTTCAACAATGCCGGTGTGGCGTCGGGCGTACAGATCATCCTGAACCAGACCGCCGTAGTGCCGGCTGACCAGCGCTGGACCATCACCCCGAACAAGGTCTGGTATCTGACCGGCGACGTGGACGATGTGCGCAAGGCGTTTGGAGTGTTCGTCATCCCGAGCATGCAAGCGGACCTGAGCGCGATCATCGAATACGGCATGAAGCTGGCCGAGGAATCGACCGGGATTCCGCTGATTACCCAAGGCCAGACCGGGCCCAGTTCGCCGGAGACTTTCGGCCAGGCCGAGCTGCAGGACAACAACGCCCACACCTGGCTGCGCTCGGTCGGCTACCGCTACGACGACCAGATCACCGAGCCAACGATCGACTGCTGCTACGAATGGCTGCTGCTGGACCCTTCGGTGCCGAACGAGGAAAAGGGCGACTTCAAGATTAACGCGCACGGATCCATTGCGATGGTGGAGCGGGCGATCCAGGAGCAGACCCTGATGGGCCTGTTGAGTGCTTCGGCCAATCCTGCCTTCGCGCTGGACCCGCCGAAGCTGATGGCGCTGTACCTGAAAGCGAAGCGGCTCGACCCGCGCGAAGCCCAGTTCAGCAAGGAAGAACAGGAATCGCGCGCCAAGGCGCCGCCACCGCCGCCGGTGCAGGTCGCCGTGGAACAGATCAAGGGCCAGAACCAGGTCAAGGCGATCACCACCAAGGCACAGGCCGACGCAACGCTGGCGCAACAGGAGGTCATGCACGGCCAGCCGGCAGAAGCTGCGAAGGCCGAACAGGCGCGTATCGACGCTGCATCGCGCGAGCGGGTCGAAGCATCACGTTCGCACGCTGAAATGGCGCGCGCCGACCGTGAACTGTTAATCGCGCAGCAGAACGGCGACCGCGAATTGGCGATGAAAGAGATCGACCGCGACCTTGCGGTTCTTGCTTATGCCAAAGAGCACAGCATGCAGTTGGTCGATGTGAAGCGTGATTTAGGGAAAACGGCGATGCAAGAGCGCACCAAGCGCGAGCTGGCCGCCGCCGAAATCCAGTTGGCCACCAATCAGGGCCACGAGGACCGCGCGCTCGACCTGCACAAGCACCATAACCCTTCGCCGAGTCTGGTCAAGGATGAAGTCTCAACGCCGACAACACCATGACCGACCCGAAACCGCCCTTCGCCCTGAGCGCCGAAGACAAGCAAACCGCGCTGTGGAAGAAGCTGATGGGCCACTTCGGCGACCGGCTCGATGCCAATCGCCTGCTGAACGACAGTATGCAGGACGAGGTGAACACGGCGCGCACGCGAGGCCGCATCAGCGCCTACAAGGAACTGCTGGCGCTGAACGACGCGCCCAGGATTACCGAATAAGTATCAAAGCGCCGCCCCGCTAACACGGCACGGCAAGAGGTGACAGCCCACGTTGCAGGACGCCGGTTGTTGAAATGAACGAGCCGCGTGCTCGTTTTTTTATTTGTGGAGAAGTTCAAATGGATCAGGAAGAACTGAAGGCAGCAGACGACGCATTCAATTCAGGTTACGACGACAAGCCCACGGAAACGCCGGCCGCATCGATCGAGGCTGAATCCAATGCAGAGGGAACGGACGCCGAAGCAGCAGCGGCAGCCGCAGCGGCAACGCCAGCGGATGACACGGCAGCGAAGGAAGAAGCCCCGGTCGTGCTGAAGGACGTTCTTGCGCGCTTCGACAAGTTCCAGCAGAGCCATGACAAGCTCGCCGGCAACCTCGGACGCATGCAGCAGAGCTACGAGCAACTGCAGCAGCAGCTGGCGACCGCACAGGCCGCCACGAAAACTGTTGATGACGCTCCCGGCAAAGCTGAAATGCAGCGCGCAGCCGAAGACCCGGTCAAGTGGGCCGCCTTGAAAAAGGAATTCCCAGACTGGGCAGAAGCGACGGAAGAACTGCTCAACTCCCGAGCACCAGCACCGACCTTTGACGCAGCCGCGTTCAAGGCCGAACTGGCAACGGAGATGGCAGGGCAAACCCGCGCTATGCAGGACCGGATCATCGACGCCTCGTTGAATGCCGTACTGCCAGGATGGAAAGCGGAAGTGACGACACCCGAGTTCAACTCGTGGATGGAATCGCAACCGGACCCCATCAAGGCACTGCGCGCTTCGAACGATGTCGGCGATGCGGCTCGGATGCTCAAGCTGTACGACGCATTCAAGTCGAAACCGGCGCCTGTCACGGTCCCTGACGCCAAAAAACCTGAACCATCCGCACGCGAAAAACGACTCGCAGCAGCAGTAGCACCGAAAGGCACGGGCGGTCACGCTGCCGGCCGATCGGACGTCGATGAATTCGAGTCTGGCTACGCCAGCTAACCAAACTACTGAAGGAAACCTATCATGGGTATGCAAACCTTTGCCCTCACCGCAGGGCGTCTCAACAAATTCAAAGGCGAGGTACTTTCACACGCCAAGCCTTACGAGGTGCTCGCCAAGGCTGGCCGCCAGGTGCAGATGCCGCAAAACGCATCCGATACCTACGTGGCACGCCGCTTTCTGCCATACGGCGCTACCGCATCCAACCAGAACCAGTTTTTCCAGAACGGTACTGGCGACCGCGGCAACACGCTGGTGCAGGCGCACTTGACGCAGGAAGGCGTGACCCCATCGCCGGACAGCATCACTCCGTACGACATCACCGAAGTCGTTCAGCAGTATTCCTGCCTGTACGGATTCTCCGACAAGACCTTCAACCTGTACGAGGATGATATCCCGGCGCAGATGAAGACTCAGATCGGCGAGCGCGTGGGTCTGGTCAACGAGATGATCGTGTACGGCAAATTGAAGTCGTGCACCAACCAGTTCTACGGCGGCGCCGGCACCTCGCGTTCGACCGTTGCAGGTCCAATGACGCTGACCCTGCAATCGGCGATCGTGCGCTCGCTGATGGCCAACCACGCCATGCCAGTTACCAAGCTGTTGAAAGCATCGGCATCGTTCGACACTTCGGCCGTGGCGCCAGGCTACTTCGCCTACACCCACACCGACCTGGAACGCATGGTACGCGACCTGCCGAATTTCATTCCGGCCGAGAAGTACGCCACTGGCACGCCGGAGATGGGCGAAATCGGCAAGTGCGAGCGATTCCGCTACGTCCTGTCGCCCGACCTGCCGTCGTATCAGGATGCGGGTGCGGCGATCGCCTCGTTCACCGGCACCGGCGCTGGCTATTCGACCACCGGCACCAGCCTGGACGTCTACCCTGTGATCGTGATGGGCGCCGATGCGTTCAGCCAGATCGCCGTGCGCGGACTGAATGCGCTCGACCCGACCTTCCTGCCGCCAGGCGAGAAGTCGAAAGCCGATCCGCTCGGTCAGCGCGGGTACGCTGGCACCTCGTGGTGGAAGGCGACGATGATTGAGAACACCAGCTGGATGGCCGTTGTCAACGTGGCGCGCGCCGCTTAACAAACAGGGCCGGAGCAATCCGGTCCATTTTTAGGAGCCATCATGGATGGAACTATCACGCAACACCTCGCCGCTTTGCCTGGCGAAACCGCACAGCGAGCCGTGCGCACGCCGATGAAGGCGATCGGCTCGCGAATGAACTCGCTGGCCACGGTATCGGCTGGCCTGGTCATCAAGGCCGGCGGCAGCACTCTGGCCAAGACCGGCGCGACTGCCTTCCAGGGTATCGCCAACGGCACCCCGGTGACGATCGCAGCAAGCACCGACATGCCAGCACTGGTCGGCTCGATCACGGCAGCTTATTACAACATCTTCTGCTTCTTCATCGACTCGGCCAGCACTGTGACCGTGGCGATGGGCACCGAAGGTTCCACGCTGGCCAAGGTGAAGTTCCCCAACTTCCCCGAAGGCAAAGCGCTGGTCGGCTACCTGATCGTCACCTATGCCAGCGCGTTCACAGGCGGCACCACGCCACTCGACACGGCCACGACTGTCTATGTCAGCCCGGTCGGCGGCTTCGATCCTACCATTCTCCTGTAAGGAAAACACATCATGAGCATCGTTACGCAATTTGGCGGGGAAACCCGCAACATGGTCTCGGCCGCGTTTGTGCTGGGCACCACCAGCACCTACACCACCACCGTGACCACTTCGGCCGTATTCAACGGCGTGTTTGGCACCACCTTGGCAGCGCAGACCAACACCGCTTCGCCGACCACGGACGCCACCACCGGCGCCGCATTCGTGCCGTTGGCGGCCAACCAGGCAACCGTGCTGGTATGGGGCGTCAACGCAGCCGGTGCGATCAAGCTGGCGCAAGGATCGATCGTGCCGACCGAAACCGGCGTGACCACCACGGCCGGCGCGTTCATCAATGCACCGCAGTTCCCTGCATTGCCGGACGACTTCGCGCCGATCGCCTACAACCTGGTGCGCACCTCGCCAACCGGTTCGGCCTTCACCGCCGGCACCACCAGCTGGACCGCTTCGGGCATCACCTGCTCGACCGCGAAAAACATCTCGGTCCTGCCGGATCGCCCGAAGATTGCTTGATCGTAAGCATCAGCACCCGAAAGCCCGACCTCAGAACCGGGCTTTTTTTCATCCCACCGAATAAGTAAAACAGGAGAAATCAACATGTCCGACGCAATCAACCGCCCCGTCAACACCCGCAAGCGCGAAGTCCATACCGGCGACATGCAGCTGGCGCAGAAAGGTGATGTCGATCTGTCGCTTGACTCGACCATCATTCACGGTGAAGGGCTGCCGAACCTGACCAACGATGCGGAACTGGTGCAAGACCTCGCCTTCATGGAAGAGCCAGTCACGCTGCGCATCAGCGCCAGCTCGGGCAACAAGGGCATCCCCGAAACGCATGTGTATGTGGCCGTGCAGGGCCGCGGCGCGGAAGTCATGTTGAACGGGAAGTGGTGCGAAATCACCTGGCTGCCGATCGACGTGAATCTGACCACCAAGCGCAAGTACGTCGAGGTGCTGGCGCGCGCCAATCCCGAATCAATCACGACAATCCATGACGATGCGACCGTCGAGCGTCCGCGCAATCTGTACCAGCGTCGCCCCAGCGCGGCATACCCGATGTCGATTATTCAAGACACCTCGCGCGGCGCCGAGTGGCTGTCGCGCATCGTGATGGGCCACTAAGATGGCCAACGTCCCGCTGCTGGCAGAACCGAATTACGCCGCTGGCGGGATGTCGTTTCTTGGCATGGTGCGTCGGCTGCACAAGGAAAGCGGCACCGGCGGCGCGACGCCATCGACCACCGTGAGCCAGAGCGGCGACATCGGCAACCTGGTGGACTGGGTATCGACCGCATGGATGGACATCCAGAACGAGCGCGCCGACTGGTTCTTCATGCGCCAGGCCATCAGCTTCAACACGGTGGCGGCGCAGTCGAGCTACACGGCGGCGCAGGCTGGCATTGCTTCGTTTGGCAACTACAAGCGCGATTCGTTCCGCCAGTATCTGGTCGCCGGCGGGGTGGCCTCGGAAATGGACCTGCCGTACCTGCCGTATAACGTGTTCCGCGATCATCACCTGTTCGGCACCGAGCGCACCCGCACGCAACTGCCGCTGCACTTCACGATCGACCCGCAGAAGAACTTCCTGATCGGGCCAATCCCCGATGCGGTCTACAACATCAACGGCGAAGGCTTCGCGCTGCCGACCGAGTTCGCGCTGGACGCCGACCGCCCGACCATGCCGAGCCAGTTCCACATGATGATCGTGTGGCGCGCGCTGCTGTTTTACGCGCACAAGGAGGCCGCGCCCGAGTCGCTGACCTTCGGCCAGGCCCAGTACGACCGCCTGATGCGCCAGCTCTTGCGCGACCAGTTGCCCGATGTGACCGTGGCCGGAGCGCTGTGCTGATGGCGATTCAGGTGAAATTCCCGGCCGTGCGCCAGGACTACTATCCATTGGGTGGCGGGCTGGATCTGGTGACTCCGGCGATTGCGATCAATCCCGGCAAGGTCATCGACGCGCAGAACTACGAACCGGCGATCGGCGGCGGCTACCGGCGCATCGACGGTTACGAGCGCTTCGACGGGCGCGCGTCGCCCACCGCTGCCGACTACTGGGTCATCAACGCGAGCATCAGCGGGACTCTGGCGGTCGGCAACACCGTGACCGGTGCCACCTCGGCCGCCACCGGCGTGGTGCTGTTCATCGCATCGACGTATCTGGTGCTGGCGCGCGACCACCAGCACCACATCGATCAACGGCGCGGTGCTGCCGTCCGACCATGCCGATTACAAGCTGCTGTCAGCGAACGACTGGCGCACATTTATTCTGGTGGTGCCGGGCGCCGGCGCGATCCGCGGCGTGTGGGTCTACAACGATGTGGTGTACGCCTTCCGCGACAACGTGGGCCAGACCGCCGGAACCATGTGGAAGTCTTCCGCTGGCGGCTGGGTGCAGGTCGCGTTCAAGAGCAAGCTGCCGTTCAATGCGGCCACCGCGCAGATCAGTGTCGGCGATACGGTCACCGGCGGCACCTCGGGCGCGACCGGCACGGTGGTCGGCGCGCTCCTGATGACGGGCACATGGACCGTGGCCGGGGTCGGACAACTGATTATCACGCCATTGGCCGGCACGTTCTC